ATCTCTAGTATCAAGAATGAAAAACCCATTAACAAAGTTTATGTTTGTATATTCAAGAGAGCCTTGATATGCACCAAAAATAAAATGAGAAGCACCATCTTGCGGGTCACCTTTCATCCAAAAAGAAACTGTGCAAGCGTTAGTGTCTGTTGATGTACCAAAAGTCCTAGTTAAATACTGGCTAGTCCCATTTAATAATAAAGAAGAACCTGTATAAATTCCCCTATTCACTCCTTGCTTACCTGTTCTGCGTCGTGTAAACATTAAGCTACAGTTCCCACTTTGATTAGTTCGATGTGAGTTGCTGATATGACTCTGTAAGAATAGGTCGTTACACCACTCAGGGTTGAGCCAATAGCATCGGTAAATGATTCACCTGCTGTGTTTTTGTAATAACTTCCCCACGCTAATGTAGATGCGCCAGTACCGTTTTGAGTAATGATAAAATCACCACTCTGTCCAACACAACCAGCATCAATATCACTAGGGTTAGCCATAGTGTTAGACACACCGTTTTCCAATGTCGCAGAAAAGTCGTTGCTTGTATCAAGCGTAGGCGTGTAAGTATTAGTCGTGGGTGTTAGTGCAGTCACAGTTGTTCTTTGTGCTGCTGTAAATGTTTGAAGCTGATTAATAAACGCTACATTAGCTATGTCAAAACTAGATGGTAGGTTGTAAAAAACTTCAATCCAATTTGTGCCATCATAAAAATACGCGCCTGTATCACCAGCAACAGTTGTTCTATTTGCACCAGTAAGTAATACGAGACTTGATGAATGGGTTAAGGTCAAAGCACCATCGAACTGTAAAATCTTAAAGTGAGAAGTATCGTTGGTTGGTGCTGCGAAACTTGTAACAGTAGTTGTTCCAGTAACGTCATGATACATACCAGCCACATTGACAGGCAATGCTGTCGCTGAAGCAATATTAGCACCTTTCTCAAATTGCGTTTTGAATCCAGCAAGGTGAGACATACCTTCTCTTATAGCATTATTAATACCGGAAGGCGCACAACCCTCATCTATATCTACACCACCAATATCGGTGTTATTACCGGCTGTGGCATCATAGTCGTTTATATAATCTTTTGGCATTATCTGTTTGTCTCCTGTCCTGATACAAGCCCAGCCAAATAAGGAGGTAAAATAGGAAAGGCTGAAGGTTTGTTAAAATTATTTAAAGCACTAGATACGCCCTCAGGCATAATATTAGGTATACTTATCGGCGTTGGCGGAGCGGCTAAAATATTTCTGACTTTTGCAGGGTCAGTTTCTGTTAGTATTTGCCCAGCAACATTTCTCATTGGCTCAAAAGCCGCCTCTTTATCACCTTTAAAAAACCCAAATATAGCATCTATAGCGCTAGTAGGTGTTTCAGTTGTTCCCTCAATATAATTTTTTATCTCCTGCCTTCCAGCAGTTTGAGAACCGTACATCATTCGATTAACTAATGCCTGTTCATGATATCTTTCCATTTCACCGATAAAGTCGTTAAGCACATCTTCACTATCAAATACAGCAGATAATCTTTCTTTCATATCTTGAGTATTAAAGATAGGGGTAAGGTCACGACCTTCTACTTTGATTGCCATTTTATCTTTTATGGAGCGAGCAACACCATATTTAAAAAATAATTTCTCTGTATCGCCCATGCCAGCAACAACTTCTTCTAATTCGTCAGGTCTAATATTAGTAAATTTTTCACCTAACTCTATTGCTGTTTCATTGGCGGCTTCTTCTGCCCAAGCGCCTCTTGCTGCGGCGTAATCAGGCACTGCGTCATCAGCAATTCCGAGCATTTTATTTTTTAACTGGATTAATTTTCTGGTCGAATCAGTAAGGCCGCCCGCTCTTATATCTTTAGCAACAACAACATCAATGGCCTTTTTAATTAAGTCTATTTGCTCTATACCATAAGATGCAGGCGCAACTGCTCTTATTCCCTGCGCGTTAGTGCCTACCATTTTATTTAAGAGCGCTCCCTCCATTCGCGCTAAATCATCAGACTCTTTAAAAACTTTGTCTGGTAAGCGAAGCAAGATATCGTCTATGCCAGAACCTTTAAAATTAACACCAGATTGTTTAGCGGCCGCATATAGAGGTGAAGCGATTGCTAATTGCCTTTCTTTTAGGGCTTTTTTCATTTGAGTGCCTGACATATCTCCTTTAGTGCCTAGCATTTTTCCTACCAATCTATTGATAGACTTATATTGGTCTGAGACTCTTTTTTTCAAAAGACTCATTGCTTGGTCTGCCGTTGCGCCGGTTGAATTTACAATGTAGTCAAGAAAGCGTTTTGTTTGTGTGCCGCCAGCATCGACCAACATTGAATTATCACCTAGAGTTTCTAGCATCTTAACTGCTTCGTCTGGTGATTTGCCATCTCTCTCAAACATTTGAATTATATGATTAACAGCAGCTCTTGTTGGGTCATCAAACCTCTTATACAAAGACACAAATGGAGCAGAGACTTTTGAGCCTAAATACTTACCAAGAGAAGTGGCAAGAGGAAATCCCGCTCCTAGCAAGGAACCCATTAATCCGCCTGTTACTGCTCCACCCAATGTATCGCCTGTATCGGCTTCGCCAGCGCCATACACTGTACCAGTTGTACCACCTATTAAAGCGCCTGATTTAAGTTTATTCATCTTGTCAAGCGCTTCTAATGTAAGTTTGCCGCCTCTAGTTGCGTTAAGAGCGCCGCCGCCTGTTAAAGCAGTAGTAGTGCCGCCAGCAATATTTAAACCTAATGCGGTTTTTGGATATTCTTCCCTAAATTGAGCTTGATTCTCTCTCATGGTAGATGCTGACTGCCTGCGATACTCCTCATCGCTTAGACCTCCTTGTGCCTGTCCATACGGATAAGGCATCATTCGTTGGCCTAAACCATAAAGCTCATCAGCCCATCCGCCTAAAGCACCTCCAGCAAATTCGCCTGTAGCGCCGCCTAGTAAAGATAATGCTTTATCCTTAAGTGATTCTACTTTTTCCACTTCTAAAGGTTTTGCGCCTGTTTTCTTTGCGAGTGTTCCCATTATTGTTTCCTATAGTTTTGGTAGTGCCATCATTATGGTTTTACAAAAAAAAGTCCGTCATCATCTAAAAATATATCGCCTTTTTTAAGTTTGTTATATTCTTTCATAGCCGCATCAATACCAATAGTCTCTCCGTCTTTGCCTCGATAAGGATAGTGAACTTTGGTCATAGATGGATGATTAAATGCCTCTGCTGCCTCAAATATCATGTTGGTTGTTGCTAGATTACGCATTTTTCTTTTTCGCAACACATCTTCTGGCCTATCATTCGCAGCAGCAAAGAAAATCCTATAATCTTTGGCCAGCTCAGAGCCAGCGATTTGTGCGCCAGATTCCTTCCTAACCCTTGCCGCAAGCCAAGCAAGCGCGTTATCTGCATAAATCACTTCTTGAGGAGTCAATTTACTTCTCCAGAAAGCATTTACTTCGTTATCAAAAAGACCCTCCTCGCCTGATGAGCCGATATAGTTAATAACATTCTTGCTTGGCGTAACATAGTTATTAGGGTCGTCAATGTTAAAGCTCGTGTTTATGTTAGCGTCAGCATTAACCATGATGTTTGCAAAACTCGCATTTTTCCTCATCTCTCCAGTAATGTTTTTATAACTACTTGGGTCTTCGCTGCCGCCTTTAACTGGCCTTACTCCGCCATCCCCGTCTGGAACATAAGTCTTAGAGGTATCAAAAATCTTGTCTTCGTATTCTGCGATATCTCCGGTTGTTGGGTCAACATAGACTCGCTGTGTAAATGGTAGTTTAGTTTCGTCATCAACGCCTGTAATCGTTTGCCAGCCAGTGCGTTCAAGTTCTTTTTTCCTTATATCTTCGGCTTTCTCTTGCGCTATAACATCAGGATGTTTATATCCTTTTGGCACAGGCTTGTCATATAAATCACCAGTAGCGATATTTTCTAATCGTTGGTCAGAAACATCCCAACCAATTCTATTACCTAACTCATCAGTAAATTGGTCGATGTATTGTGGCTTTCTTTTGAAATCATCAATAGCTTTTAATAATTCTTGTTGACTCGCTCTGCCTTGTGCAACAAGTGTTGGGTCACCACTACTTATATATTTTTTAGAAAGGTCTAATTCCCGATAAAGCGAAGCCAGATAGGGATTTCCGGCTACTTGCATAGCAGAATCGTCAGATGGAGTAGATTGACCTGTTACTGGATTTGTTGTGTCTGTAGTTACTGATGGAGATTGATAAGGAGCAAATTTTCCGCCAGATTGCACTGTTGTTGGTTGAGATGGGGATTGATAAGGAGCAAACCCTGTTAAATAAGGAACTTTCGTGCCGCCAGATTGCACTGTTGTTGGTTGCGCTGTTGTTGGTTGATTTGCTCCGTTCATATCTTGATATATTTTGGCTAAAGCATCGGCGGTTTGTAATTTTCTTTGCTCTGCTTTAATCTGCAAGTCTTTCAAGGTTTTATCTAGTGCCGCAGCCTCACGTTGAGACTTTAATTGCATCCCACTCATTAAGGTTTTCAAGCCTGAACCAATAGGGTCTGCTTGCCCTACAGGTTGCCCAGCTCTATTGCCTGACAAAATACCCATTCCCAGTAGAAAGGCTGGGTTGACTGCTAAATCTTCTAATGATTTCATTAGTTTTCCTTATTTCATCATTTTTAAATATGGCATCAAGCCCATTAGGTCTTGAAATCCTTGCTGGGGAGCTGCTCCGCTACCCCTTCTTAGTAAAGACATGGCCATTAATGGCAATCCTAGAGAGCCTAAACCACCTAACCCTGCTCCTGCTCCTGCGTTAGCCTCACCTGATTGCTGTTGGCTCATATATTCATTAATCTTTCTCCCTGTCTGTAATGGCGTAGGAGCGCCTGAAGCGTAAGAGCTTTGCATATTCTGATAAGGATAACCAGTAGCGCTTTGCTTAGCCTGATAAGGATAAACAGTGTCCAGTTGCGTAACCTGACTAGGATAACCAGTAACGCCAAGTGGCCGATAGTTGTATGATGGATTGGCCGTAGTCAATGTAGGCTTTTCCTGAGCGTAATTAACCCCAGTACTTACTGGAGCTGATGTAGCCGGAATTTCTCTGTTTGCTAAATAATTATCAAATTGTCTTTCTTGATTATGAGCGCTCAGTATGTCAGAAATTCCTCTTAAGCCTGTTCCTGCTTGATATTTTGAATAATCTGGCATATTTAAATATGCGTAAGATGGGTTTTGTATATCTGGTTTGAACATGAAATATCTCCTCTTAAAATAATCCTAGAGCGCCTAGTAAAGCACCGCCTGCTGCTAACGGAAGTCCGTAGGTTGATAATGCTGGAATAGCGTCAGCAGCGCCGTACCCTAACAATCCACCACCTATTGCGCCAGATAAAGCATTGCCACCAGAAGTGGGGGTAGTTTGAACGCCTGTTTGTGTACCGAACCCTAATCCGCCAGCTAATAAGCTGTTGTAGTCAGCAAGCGCTTGACGGTCACGGTTTTGATAAAAGTTGAATCTGTTTATTTCCTCATTGATTGCTTTTTGAGCTTGATTTTCATAAGCAGCTCCAACTTGTGCAAGTTGTAGCGGGTCTTGATATTGCATCTGTTGAATTTGAGGCGCTAATGCTAAGGCACGTTGCATATTCTGTCTTTCGTTCTCGTAATCCTGATATCTTATGTTGGCCGCCGCATCCCCAACTTGTTCTGCTAAAGTTCCCATAAATGAACCAGAACCATATCTACCACCCTGATTAAAGGCGCTTGCCACCTGAGAGCCAATGTCACCTGTTACATCACCAACAACCCTGTTGAGATACGGATTTTCTGCGTTCAAATATTGGCCTGTTAATGTGTTTGCTAATTCGGTTGCAGCAAACTGGTCGGTAGGATTGAGAAGCGCTGTTTGCTCTTGCATTTGCAATGCCGCTAATGTTTGAGGTGACATATCTGCAAATGTTTGGCCAGAATAAAAATCTGGTCTTTCTGAGCGAAACTGAGACTGCGCCTCACTAAACACTTCTTTCATGTAAGGTTGTACACCCTCCCACGGGGTGTTGGTTACAGTTTGCTCTTGTGTTGAAGATGAGCCACCTCCACCCATACCACCACTAATGGTAAAGCAACAAAGGTTTTGGAGTAGTTCATTTATTTTTAAGATGCTAAACATAGCTTTCTCTCTTTTTGGTATTGTTCAAAAGTATCATCAACAATCATTTCCCATACTTCATCTGATTGCGTCATGACGAATTCTTTTCCCTTTTCAATTAAAGCAATGGCATTAATTATCCTGCCAAGCGAATATCTTAAAACGTGCGATAAATCTTCTCGCTTGTTTTCTCTTTCCATGTTGACGGAAGCAATAAAATCTATACAACACGAAATTATTAACGGCTGAAAGTAATTCTGGTATGCGCGATAAAACTGATTGTTTGGTAAATCGCAAAGAGCAAACCAGAATGCCTCGTGTATGGCTCTATCACTTAAGTCTTTATCTTTATCAATCAAATCATCCCATGTGTGAGATAAATCAATTAAGCCTAGCCAAAATTTAACAGCGTCAGGATTGTTTGTGATTTCTGATAAGTTCATTAATTTGTATTCAGTGTTTGTCCAATTACTATGTATTTAAAATGTCTATCGGTTTGAGTGTTGTTTCTATGATTAACTGTAAACTGATTGTTCGGCACACTTATATCGGATTGAGCAACATACATGTGATGAGTGTGTAGCTCCTGTGCCGCATTCATAGTTAGCGGCATAAATAAGATGACTGAATCAATGCCCACCTTATAATTTTTAACTACCGTAGTGCTTTGGTTTGGAGTACAGGTGAATTCACCATTAACAGCCAAATTGCCATCATCGGCCTGATTGATTGCTCCAGAAATCTTCCTGATAATTTCCTCAACAGAGTGCCATACTGTGGGTACTTTCATACTTTACCTGACAGCTCTGCTTCTACGTCAACGCCAAGCATATAGTTGTAATCAGTTGCTCCGTCTGTATGAACTCTTGCCCTATGATATCTTGCGTCACTTCTAAAATTGCACAGCCCAGTTCTGGAATTTGTTGATTTAAAAGAGGTGTAATCAATAGTATCTTGCTGTGTATCTCTTTGTCCTAAAGCAACTGTAACGCCTGACGCATTGCCATCAAATAAAGGTCTAACACCTGTGATGTGCGCTCTTGCACCTTCAGCTACTTGGTATTCTGCTGTGTCAACAGTTGCGTCTAGCGCTACTCCTGTGAATACAGATTTCTTAAAATCAGTGCCATAAACACTTAGTGCTAGGCTTCTTGATTTCCAAGCATCGGAGTCAAGGCTTGGCTTTAAAGTATCAATGCTTGTAGAAAAAGAATCTAATTGCTCTAGCGTATATCCTTCTCGTGGAGCAGCATAAATTAAGTCTATGGATAAATCTGCTGTTGACCATTTATCGTTTAGCCAGTCATAGATAATAATTGAATCCGCTTGGCCATTACTGGAAGATGTTGAAACGTAAGTCCAGAACACCAAAGAGTTCTTTGGGTCGCTTGCTCCAACAACCTTATAGTCAAACGCCTCATCAACTCTGTTCAAAAAGTATTGGTCAACTTTGTTCTTGCCAATCTTCTTTATTTGAGAGCCATCAATTAATTGGTAAAAACCATCTTCGCCAATGAAGTGAACTAATCGACCTTCCTGCGTTAATGAGCGAGCATAGGCGCATCCAATACTAGGCACTACCTCATCAAATTGAAAAACAAGCGGACTACCAACATACGTCATTCGCCAAATGGTATGCTCGAAGAAAACATTTCCATATTCGCCGCCTGTGATTCCCTTTATTACACCTGAGCCAAAATCAGCATCAGAGAATAAGGTTTGCTCATCTGCCTGCGTATCAGGGTCAATAGTCCAGTTAGTGTTATCGTTAATTGCTGACCATCTAACTGTAGTCGATTTTTCAGTACCATCGTTAATGTTGGCCAGAACCATGAAGTTACTAATAACAGTGCCAAACTTTGCCTTTGGAGGTGAGCCTGCTAAATCTGAAAAATTAGCGCCAGCAAAATCTAAAACCTGTGGATTCTCTGACTTCGCTAGTGCAACAATCGTGTCTCCCCACTTAACGAAATTCCAAAATTCATCAGTTCCTAGCGTATAGTCTCCGCCAGTATTTGTAACGTCTATATGCACTCCAGAATTGAGTTCATACAATTTTGATGAAGTACCGACATAAGAATAAACCGTGCCATCTATTGCCTTGTAAGAAACTGCGCCAACAGCCGCTTTAGGTAAGGCATCGCTAACAGCAGATAGTGATTTAAGTGAGCTGTACCCTCTTGCGTTAGGCACAACATTTTCAGCTTTCTGAACACCACCATTTAGCGCCGCTTGGTCTGGTAAAAATTCACCGAACTCTAAAATCATTAGTAACTCTGCAAAATATTAAATCGTTGATTTCTGTTTAAGTCTGTTCTGCTCTCGCGCTTATTCTTTCTTGCTCGTTTATTTAAGTCTTTAATTGTTTGAGATATATAAGCCGACCAAACCTGAATGCGTTTGTCATCGTGCAAAAATGGCGCGGCATGTAAGCAGGAGCCATAAACATATAAATTAGGATATTTAGTTAGAATGTCGTTAGTTGTATCTGTGGCCAAATCTAACTCTTTAAAATAAGTCATCGGGTAATTATGAGAGGCATTACCTGTTCTCTCGAACTCAATTTGGTTAGTAATCGCATAATATTCAATGTTGCCATTACCACTGGCGTACCTTAATCGCTCGATTCTTTCCATTGATTCTTCTTCTAGTGGGTCTCCATTTTGGTCACTAAAAGAAATATGCTCTAAAAATCCTGTAGGTAAAGAAACGTATTTATTAACAGCAGACGGATTAATGTTCACTGTGGTAATCATTTCTCTCGCTCTTAGATTTAGATTGAGGTCGGTTTCACATAACTGAATGAAATCTGGAATCCAGTCTGTTACATCTGTATCACCTTCTCTCGCTAACAAAGTGGCAATATAGGTTTGCAGAGTTGTGTAATTAGTAATTGAAGTTGCCATTAGGCTGCTTTCCTACCTTTATAATTAAACATTTCCATATATCTCCCCGCCATTTTTTCAATGCGGTTCACTTGATATGGTTTTAATACTTCATGCCAATGAGAGCCTCCCTTGCCAAAGAACTGCTCTTTGTTTTTCGGTGAAGCCTCAATAAATCCTTCTGCTTTTTCTCTTTCTCTCATTTTAGAGATTTCAACATCGTCAATGGCCTTTTCTACCCTATCTGTTTTTGCCTCTATCCCAATATGCTCTAGCACTTGTGAAAAGGTTTCTACTGGATAATCCATCATATCTTCATAGCGAACAGTTAAGGTATCTAGTATATCGCCCTCAACAAATGACTTTGTGTGGGTTTTCCAAGATGAAACAAAATCTTCCATCTTTAGTGATTCGCCTGTGCTTAGCACCAACATATCGTTTTTCATTTTCTCAATGCCTTCATCAATATCTATATTCATGTGCTTTGAGAAAGATACACATACATCTCTAGGGTCGCGCACTATATGTATGCACTTACTGGTTAATTGCTCTGGCAATAAAGTGACACCGTTTGGAATCAGATTAGCGTTATGCGTTTTAACAATTAACGGAAAGTTCTCGTTGGGTCTATTTTGTATGAACTGCTCCACCATCCGTAGTAACCCAACATGACGAGTCAAATGCTGAATCTGAATAGGATAGTGTCTAGGGTCTTTGCCCAAACCTGTGTTGTGTCGAGTTGATGTATTATCACCTATTGAGCAAACAGGGTTATTAATATCAAATTTTCCGAGTAAGTAAGCCTCTATGAAGAAACGCAACCATGTGTTGCCTGACTTCGGATAAGAGGCTAACCAAACTATTTGCTTATAATTACTCATCTAATTCGGCAAGTTTTTTAGCAGCTTTCTTTTTAACTACTTTTTCAACTTTACCTAATCGCTTTTCCTTCTCTGCTTTTGTTTCTATCTTCCAGCCCTCTTTCTTATATCGTTGTAATGCTGAACGATTAATCTGAACTGGCGCTTCATCTTCCAAATCGGGATGCACGATAAATAAATACTCATTCATGGTTGACTCCTTATAGGTTGGTCATTTTAGATAAAAATAAAGAGAGCCTCCGTTAAGAGGCTCCCCGAACAACAATTAAGTATGCAATACTTTACATGCTAATTGTGGTCTAAGTACCTTGTAGCCGTATAGAACATCTAAACGGGTATAGATACGGTCTTTAACTACATCGTAGTCTTGAACAAGACGCATACTAATACCGTCATATTGTCTACGTGCGGCCATGTGTACTCCTTTTGGTACAACAAGGTCAGCAGTTGCAAAACAAGCAAAACCTTTCTGGAACAGAATAGATTGCTTGTAAGCAGTTGAAGCAGCACCTAAGAAGGTCAATGCTGCATTGTTAGCAGGCACTGAGTCTACGTTTTGATACGCGCCACCAGTGATGATGTTAGGTGCAATAGACAAAGTGCCAGCACCGGTTGCATCAGCAAGTACGGTAAATTTACGCAGTACGCCAGTAGAAACCTTAGTTTCAGGATGTACTTCAAACACGTTAGCGATTGTGAATACATCACCTTCTTTAATCGTGGTTGTGCCTGTGTCAACAATCAAACTACCAGAGGTTAAGCCTTCACTAGCTGATATGTCGGTAACGCCAGCAGCAGTATCATTAACAAGATATGCTGAAGTGCCGCCAACCGCACCAGTGGTGTGACTTGGTAACATGGTGTTTTCATAGAAGTCAAAGCCAGCAGTGCGACCCATCATGCCTTCTAAGTATTGATTAGAGATTTGATTTGAGTCTTGGAATAGACCTTTCAGCGCATCTACTAAATCAACATTAGCCTGTGTATCAAGAATGGCAACACGGTCAGTTGTAGGAGCCAGTTCTTTTGACAGGTTTTCACGGCCTTGCAGGATTTCTGCAAACGATACAGCAGTACCAGCGTGAACAGTGTTCGCAACTTCATCAATCATGTTGAATGAATCGCTTTCAATCATTGCAGCAAGTTTAGACATTGCTGGTTCTAAATGACGGTCAGAGAAATCATCAATGTCCATCGTCAACTCTTTAGAAGTAAAACGCATTGGAACATGACGTTGGCTCGAAACAGTCAGAGTAGTTGAGGTTTGCTTGGTGTCAGCACCAGTGCCGGTTGCCATAGTAGAGCCGGTTCCGGTGTTGTACTGAATTGGCTGGCGAATACGCAGAGTGTCACCAATCTTTGCGCCATCGTTAGCAAACGAGTCATCATACTCGGTAATGATATTGTTTACGAAATTCAGTTTCTGGTGAAGAATCTCCAGAGCTTTATCCGTAATCATATCAGGGGTTAAATTAATATTAGCCATGATAATGTACCTATAAAGTTAAAGTTAAGATTTTTTTCTTGCTCTGTAGGCTTTGATACGTTGCTCAGTGGTCATGTTTTTGCTGTAGATATTTGGCTTAGACTTTTTAGTGCCTCTCGGCGTTTCAATCTTATCCGTATTACCTAGCGGCTTCTTATGCCTAACAATGTCTTTCTTCTTTGACATCAGCTCATCAAACTGCATAGCTTTATGCGCAGCAGCTATAAATGGAATGCTCATGTGTGGGGGAAGTTGGCCATTGTTGATAGCATGTAAACTTTCCACTGGAACGCCCAATGTCTTTTGAGCGTATTCGGCAACCTTTTTACCCACATCAGGCGAGTAATCGGGAATTGCACTCTTGAGTCCTTCAACGGTTTGCTTTTGATTAACAGTCATATAGTGAACCTGTTTAGTCTGCAATTCGCTTTCGGCTTGTTCAAGATGCTTAACTAACTCTTGTCGGTCATTAACTAGCTGTTGATTATAAGCACGATGTTGTTGCGCAAGTTGCGGATTTTTCACCGTCTCGTCAACCCAATCTATGTCTTTATAATCTTTTAACTGCTCGTCAATCGCTGCAAGTTTAGAATATAAACTAAAATTAGCCTGTTGCCTTTCGGCTAATCTGTTGAACTCCTCCTCACGCATCATCTGAGTTCTCCGATATTCGGATAGCTCTTGAGTCTTTTTCGTGTAGTCGGATTGCATCATCGTGCCATCAGCTATTTCTTTTGGCACTCTGACTTTTCGCCCATCTTTGAGTTCTATCTCTACCTCAGCAGAATTGATAGATTGCTCATCATCTTCCGATTCCGAATCATCATCGTCATCGTAGGAATCATCAATATCATCAGACTCATCATCTGAATTTTCATAATCATCTGCTTCATCATCCAAAGGTAGAGCATCTTCTTTGGGTGAATTATCGACAGATTTAAATTTATAGTCTTTAGTAACTTCTACTTCACTATCTTCATTTTCGACTGCGTTTGCTTGGTCGCTCATATAAGTCTCCTGCTTGTTACGGTCAGTCCTTTCGGGTGCTGACAGGGAATAATAGCCTCGCGGCTGGTTTAATAATCTCCAAAAGGTTTTGGTGTGCCTATAAGTGAATCATCAAATATGACGTAGTTTCTTGTTCCTTTTCCTGCTTTACGGCTCATGCCGTCTAAGTATTGGATGCCTTTAATACCTGACTTTTTCATTAGCTCTGCTAGTTCTGTTGGCTCGTAATCTTGTTCTAAATATTTATATAAATTTCCATAAGTCGGGTTGTATTCACCCATCATTTCCTCATACAATCTTTCTACGTTTTCCTCGTAATAAGGAAATGTTTTTATTTTTGCTTCTGTTGCTGCTGGCATTTCATCAATGAACGCATCCCAATCCAATAAGTCCTCTGGTTCTACGTCTATGTCTACGGAGTATACTTTTGGATTGTTTGTCAGCATCCCGCCATGTTTAGCCAAGCCTTTGTTTGGCGTGTATAAATAATTATTGTCGATAATTTTATTATCTTTAAGATACTTGATTGCATCATCAGGATTATTAAATCCTTCTTTTATTACTGCTTGAGAACTACCATAAGAGATACTGTTAGGTATTCGTGATGCGCTATGCTCTACTACTGAATAACCATCTCCAAACTCATCAGTAATTGAATATGTTTTACCTGTTAAGTTTTTGTTAAATGCACCAGTGTCAGCATATTGTTTTGCAACTTTAGGACTTTCAGCAAAATACAACCCATGACCATAGGCTTGTGCGCCCTCACCTGTGCCTATTTTATCCATCGAGAATTTGTCAACGGTGTGAGGTGTACCATGAAAAGCCTTAATGATTCCTAATGATGGAATGAAAGGAATCATACCTAACCCCATCAGGCCAGCATTAGTCCAGCTAGGGTCATTCCATAAAGTTCTTGCATCGGCCGCAGCTCCAACAAAATCACCTAATATTGGAACAGGCATGGTTGCAAGAGCAGCTTTGTCTAGTGGGTGCATGTTTTCCCATGCGTCTTGCACAAACCCTGAGAAACTTGGCTCTTGCAAAGACCCTATATATTTGGCTCCGTGACCTCTACCTGATTTATTATTCATAGTGCAAACAATTTAATTTGTGTAGTATTCGTTTTTTTAACAGGAGAAATAAGATGCCATTTGATGAACCAAAGCGTAATGCCAGAGAGCTTGCTGCGCTTTATCAGAGCCTGATTCCTAAATCTGGTTCTCGCGTTGGCTCTCGCCCTGCCAAGAGCGTGAAGCCGCAGCAGCCGCAAAAATAGGTAATGCCACTGCTGGAAGGACTTTTCCTTCCTTCAGTGCTTTCCTTAACCCCTCAAAGCCACTCTTTCCTAAAATCTTTCTCGCTGTCTGTATGTCCTCTCTTATCGGTAGGTTTTGCTCTTTAGCAAACTGATAATCTCTTTCCATGTTTGCGAGCGCCTTCTCTCTCATTGCTGGCGTGTCCAGCTTTGCTGCTAACTCAGGATTGTTGTCTAAGTTTTCCAGTAGCTTGGTTGTTGCCTGACCTGAACCCTCTCCAGCCTGCCAAGTCCCCTCGTAATCTCTGTAGCCTGCATTAACATCAGCTCTTTCAAATCCTGCTCCGCCGGACAGGTCTTCTATCTGAGCGCCAAAATCGCCCTTAAGCTCTTTACCTAATGATGCTCCGGTTCTGCTTTTGCCGATAACTGACTGGTCATCATTCTTCAATATAACGCCATTGCCGGAGTCTATTGCAAACATACCCTTCTCGTTGGCAAGTCTGTTGAGCGCCTTGAATTGCTCATCATCAACCTGACCTCTAATTAGAATATCTTTATTTCTTCCAGCCTGATTTCCAAGTATTGGCTTGTTCCATGCACCAGCGTTCTGAGCATCAATGTAGGCTCTAACGTCCTCAGCAGTGTCCAGAATATTAAGGCTATTCTCATCCAGTGCTTTCTTTCCAGTGGTTCCGGTTAGCGATACGAGAGGCCTGCTTATTTGCATTGGGTTAGTTTCAGTAACGCCGGTCTTCGGCGTGTATATTCCTCTTGCGTCTACCGATGGAGCCACCATTAGGCCGAGGTCAGAATATAAAACGTCTTGCCCTTTGTCGTTAGCCCATGTTGCCATGTCGCTGTATTCTTTCTTTAGCTCATCGGACATACCAATAATGCCCTCTAAGTGTCCAGAGCCAGCAGCAGGAATCTGTTCATACGTAGGATAGGCTTCATACTTTCCAGAGAAGTCACCGTACTGTTTAGCGGCATCGTCAATATCTAATGTTCCGGCATCTATTTTTTCGCCAGTCCATCCTGCGGCTTGAGTTCTTAAGTTGTCCCAGTCGTTGTATGGATTGTCCGGTGAAGCGTTAAGCCTGTCACTTATTAGCTGTGTCTGGTCATCCATCCATGAGTGCTGAGTGCTACTAAAGCCGCCCTGCCACGGCTTTCCATCTTTGGTGAAGCCTAGCGCCCTTCCCTGCCATATGTCGTGAACAGGTCTATTGGCTAGTTCAGGACTCCAGTCTACAGACAGGTTTTCCGCGAAAGGCTGTCGCTTATAGCCCAAGTCAGAGCCGTACAAATCTCCAAATAGATTTTCAATTTCCTTGCCTTGCTGGGTTGGAAACCTTAAACCTTTTCCTACTGGCGTGTCTGTTGCTCTGTTAGTTAGAGCCTTAACAGTGAAGCCTAAGTTCGGGTCAACTCCGGTTCCCTGAGAGGTGACTGCTAGTATTCTTGCAACTTCGTCAGCGCTTCTCTGGTCTGGAGTTGTTTCATTAATAAATCTGCTGGCATCGTGATACCAGTCCCTTCCTGCTTCACCCTTTAATACTTTTTCTTCATAGTTCTTTCTGATTCGCCCTAGCTTTTGAGGTGAATCTACGCCCTGTGGAGCGCCAACATATTGACCGGTTGTTCCAATTCTATCTCTGCTTCTGCTTGGCTTTGCGGTAGCTGTCGGTGCATTCTCTATTTCACCAAAAGGCTTAGCATTATCAACAGGAACTTCTTTGGTTTTTCCTACGTTTTTAATAGAGCTTACAGCAGGAACAAATGGCAATAAACCAGCTCCACTCAATACAAAATTAAGCGGTGTTCTGCTTTCTGGCTCTTGGTAAAACATTCTCATATCAGCCGCAAGTCCAGTTAAATCGCCAAGAATAGGAACCGGCATTGTTAGCATTGCTGCTTGGTCTAAAGGATTTAGGCCTTGAAACCAGTTTTGAACAGGCTCCACAACTGCTTCATTTAGTCCCATGATTCCGCCACCATAATCAATAACATCTAAATATGGGTCGGAATATCTGAATGCGTCACTTAAGCTTCTAGCCATTTATTTTTTTCTTTTAGGTGTTCCGTATTTACCTTTACCTTTACCATGTTTGTTGCAAGGCATGATTAATCTCCGGTTTTTTGTTAATAAATTTAAGCGCCGTTTATCTGGCCATTAACCAGATTTGTAATTGCGCCTATTTGATTTTCAAATGCTGTGAGCTGTTGCTCGACCACACCTTTGATAACTTCTAATTGTTTCTCGTGCTTCTCATCCATCTGTTGCATCAAGAGCTTTAAGTCTTGGTCACGGGCTTTTAATGCCTGCTCACCCTGTTTGTTTCTCAGCTCGACCTCATACTGTTGCATCATTTGCTGTTGCTGAGTAGCTATTGCTTGTCCTTCCTGAATCTTAGCCTGCATATCTTGCAGTTGCTTTTGAGCGTTAGCTATAAACGGTACTGCTTCTTCGGGAATGCCCTGCATTTCATCCATCATGATTATTTCAGGCGGCAATAATGCTTTTAATCGTTTAGCAATATCATCGGCTCCATCCCAGTCCATGTTTTTAGCAACAAGGTCACCGATTAAACCGGCTGCTTCTGGAAATGCAGTGACTAAACTCATCATGTTAGAAACTGACTCTTTTCGCTTAGTGGTGTATGAAGCGCCAACTTCAACAGTCAAGTCGTATTTACCTTTGGATATGTCGTAAATCTTCTCAACACCCTGCTCTTGAAAAGGCTGATTGATAGGCACATTCTGCACCGATTCATCAAAACCCATTATCCGAATAACTCGCTCTTGGCCATATATCTCTGGTATCAAGTCCAAAAGAACCCTGCCACAATAACGCATAGCACGAGACAGATTATCAACAAAATGGAAGTTACTTGTGTCACTTTCGATTTTTCTCGCATCAATCGCTACTCCGGCAATTTCATTAGATTGCTTCCCAAGTCCGGCGTTTTGTATGCCCACAATGTCGCGCATGTCGGCATCAGCCGCTTGCACTTCCATCAGTGCGCCTTGAGATACTTGCGGCGGCGGCTCTCTTGATGGTCTTTCGTCACCATCGTATTGAAGATATGGGT